AGCCTCTCAGCCATCTGTATCTCAATCTCCTTATCTCTTTCAAATCGAATCGATGTGATACGCTTAGATGGCTCAATATGCTCAACATAATGAATGGATGCATTCTCATACTCACCTAATAGCTCAGGTGAAGTGGAAACCATCACATATGATAGTTCGAAATAAGGTCTATCATATAACCACATATAAGCACGTCCTTGCCATTCATAATCTGATATGTCTTTTAGCTCATAGCTAGTCGCAGGAAATGTGTCTAAGGACCATGATGTCTTGATATCTATGATTAGCGTATCAGTGATAATATCACAGCACCCGGTTAGCCATTGATTCTCTACTCTCTCCTCATTCTTAGTGTAGCTTTCAACTCTCACTAGATTGAGAAGGTCAATCGAATCCTGCTCCTGTGCTAGTCCTTTGGTGATATACTTGCTGTTGAGCTCACTCCTATACTCAAAGAAATCTTCTTTGGCTTGTTGGATGATGTAGCTCTTAGCTGTTTGGCTCAATGCCTCCCCCTTAGTACGGGAGGAGGTCATTAGCTTACCTAATGATGATGCTCTGAACTTCATAGTTGTGCCTCCTGTTCTTTTGTTAGGTTGTACATCTCTTTAATCTGCTCAGGAGTAAACTTACCACTCTTCACTGCATTCAATGCCTTATCCCATCTCTCCCCGTCTAAGGTAGGTTTAGCCTTAGGTGCCTTGCTTGCAGTCTCACCATCATCATCTATAGCCTGCAGTGAAAGTAAACTAACTAGTGTACCTCTACGAAAGTAAGTAATACAGCTAAGTAGCTTCTGCGGATCTAAAATAGCAGGTAATTCTAATGCACTCTCTACACTCTCCCCATTTTCTACATCAATTATCCTAGTAATGACCTTACCATGTAGTACCGGCTGCATTAGGATTAATCCACAGTCCATTAGGATAGGCTCAACGGTCTCAATGATGCTATTAATATCAGCGTAACTGCGCTTGAAATGGGGATTAGTAGCATTCTTAATCACCTTACCCATTGACTGCTTAGCTAGGTGCAGTTTCTGATAGATGTTGAGGGTAACCACCTCAGGTGCTGTTTGCTCAGCTGCTTGTTTTCTTACTGTTGCCATAATTTTAAGGTATTAAATTTCTACAAATATACAAATTAATTGTACTTATTTACAAAATCATTAAAAAATTCTACAAAATCATCAAAGTTTCTAGCTATGTAATAGATACCTCCTGCTTTCTCTATGTTCTCCTGGTACCTCTTCTGAGCCTCTGACTGCCTATCCTTACCTATCTTTACCTCTATCTTAACTGAGCGGCCCTTTATGGTAGCAGATATATCAGCACTCCCTGCTGTAGATGTTCCTTTGGTCCAGGTTACCCCGATCACCTTGCCTGCTGTGGTTTTTTTTTCTCTTGCTGTTCCCATTGTGTTAATGCGTTCAGCTTGGTATCCTTGGTAGTTAATAAAATCACAGATTGCCTTGGTCAATCCGTTTGCTGTTAAGTCTTTGTACATAGTCTTAGGTATATAATCTTGTGGGTAATTAGGGTGAGTAATGGCATAGCGTTGAAGCTTCAGCTCATGGAGCAATGCCTTATATTCTTTTTTCATAGTTTGACATTCAATATATACTCCTGTTTATCTTTCCATGCTTTCACCTGGTATTCACCCTTAGGTAATTGCATCCATGTCTCGCCAAAGGTAGGTACAGTATCAGTGTAACCTACTACCTGAATGTAGTCGTATTGATTTAACTTTATGTATCCGTATGCATCACATTTCTGTGAGCTCTTGCACCCTGTTAGTATACTAACTAACAAGAGTAATTTCAAAATATCTGCCATGTTGGTCTCGGTTTTTAGTGAATTTATAATTTTTATAGCTTGCATAGGCTTGCACCCATTTAATGTACTTCCTGCTGTCAAGGTCTTTGAACCCATTGGTATCAGCTTGGAATGCCTCAAATGATGCTTTGTTGTAGTGTCTAACATCCAATGAGATATTCCCATCATGTACAAAGTCATAGAATTCCTTACAGGTGTTCTGTATAAAACGCTTAGCATCTGCATTGATGGATATACTTCTCACCAATCCATTCTGCAGGTACATCTGCAGGTTAGATAGCATGTAGTTATCAAATGCACTCCATTCATCCTTTGTCCATTCATCAAACAATAGTTTGCCATACTCATCCTGTGGGTTACGTTGGCTATTGAAATACTGAAAGAACTCTATCTCATGTCTTCTACGGTCATGTGAGGTACCGGCACCACTGATAACATAGTTGGTAGTGATAACTATCTTAGGTGAACGTTCAAATGGGATGTATATCTCATCCTTATTCTTTCGGTTGACCGGTATCCCCTCAGTGATTAGGGAGAACAGCTGTTCAAAGTCAAAGTGCTTTTTTACATCATCAAATGCTAGCACCTGAGTATCCATGTTAACACGTTGGTACACAAAGTCATTCTTACTTGGGTTGTAGGCCTTACCATCTATCTTGATTATTTTACGGATATTGCCGATGGCTGTCAACATCAAGCTCTTACCACTACCTCCGTTGGGGTTATCATCAATCTCCTGGTCATTGAATATGATTGCCTTTTGGTCAGTCTTATCTTTGAACGTATGGATGAGGTAGCCAAGTGTTGACTCCATTGCTTTAATACGTTGCTCATCCTGTGCAGATACCTTATGTACAAAATCTTGGAAATTATTATCGTGAATCGCGATTCGGGTATAATTTCTTTTAATGATTTGCTCCCTCCATATGTAGCCATCTATATCAATGTAGCTCATGAGCTCCACCTTGTCCTTTGATACCTTTGCCACTCCGTTAAGGAATGGAATGTAAGATGAGTAGCGATCATCCTGCAGGATACGCATGTCAATGGACTCTAGCATGTTCAGGTGTGACTCAGTAAACAAATTTGCTGACTTAGCACAGTGATTGTAGACGTCAAGTTCACCCTTGGCTAGGCAGTACTTGAGCACAAAGTCCTTTATTAACTCTACTGAGCTTTCACTAACCTTGTTTTCCTCAATGTACACATAGGTAGGTTTGTTACTTCGTTCCGGATAGTACTTAGCAAAGCCATGTTTTTGCAGAAACTTAGCATAGTCATGCGGCACGATAGTAATTTTCTTACCATCTGCCTGCCAAAACACATCATCTGAGTTCTGCACCTCCTCTTTTACTGACTCAATAATGGTACTGCTAACACCTAGCTGTTTTTGGATGTCCTCATCCTTGAGGCCCTCTTTTAATTTTAGCTTGACCTTGTTAACGGTGTTTGCATCCTCAAAGTACCTGGTATTGAAGTTGCTACTTTTGTATGCATTGGCCACAGTGTTATTAATTTCACTCGCTGTAAAGTCCTCCTGTACATATTGCAGGAGGTAATTCTTAGCAGCATACTGATCTACCCCATACTCACACATACAGCAGGCCACCTTGAATGTCCAATTATTACGGCCCTGTTCAAACACCCCATGATTAAACTTCATGATGAGGTCAATGATACGGTCCTCATTCGCAATGGGGAGCACTGCTATCTTTTCTGCCTTGTGGTATCCTTTATCCTGGGTAATTCCTTGGAACACCTCGCAGAACTCATTGAGGTATGCATCAGGGTCATAGCTTTCAAAGCAAACCCTAGACACATTGCTGTTAGCTACGTCAAAATAATCACTATTGATGTATTCCTTGTATGCTTCAAACCTCCGTTTGTGTTCAAACTTATTGCTTTCAGGTGTACGGATAACTACCTTGAGCCCATTTCCTGAGGGTGAAGTGAACATCATGTACACATAGGGGCATTCCTTAAGCCTGTTCCGTTCAGCTTTCAATGTCTTAGCATCGGGGTACTTATCAAAGTCTAGGACACAAAGTCCTGAGTGTTGGATGAGTCCATCATCCTTGCGTTCAGAGAATGTGCCATTAAACATGATTGCCATGAGTTGCATCTTGCTGTCACTATCTCCAGCTCGCAGTTTCTTAATCTTACTAATTAGCTCGGGGTTACCTTGCTTAATTCTATTGTACACTTCTATTGCCTCAAGTGTGAAAGGTGTTTCTTTGGAGTTAAACAAGCTCCTGAAAACTGATATTTTTGGGTTATACATGGTTGTAAATATAATTAATGACGATAAATTGACAATTTATGACGATAAAATAAAAACATCGTCATGGATATAAACCAATGCAGGCTTATGTTTCAGTGATTTCATGACGATATGACGATAAATTTTCCAAAGTACAAAGTTTTTTAGTGGTGTATTTTATAAGTACCCTATATAAGAGAACTGTCACATCGTCATACGGTCATAAAAAAGAGGAGCCGAAGCCCCTCCTTAGTATTAACCCTTAAAAAATTATGATAGCTCAAATGTAGATACAATCTCATTCTTAGTCATTCTCTCTTGAAAACTTTTTAACAATTTAGTAGGGAAGTTACCTGTGATTGTTACCCTAGTTTCTTCGTCATCTATTGGCATAACATCGACATCAAAGATATTAATGTCTGACCTTTTTGGCCTAATGAGTTCTGGAATGGGGTATATCATTTTGAGGTAGTTTTGGTCTTTTCTATGGTACCAATACTTGTGCTCCTGTATACCATGGACCACTGTACTATGATCACGATTAAAGTACTGACCAATCAGTGTAGTGGTCATGTGCCTGTTCTCATACATGTAGTTGTACAGGTAGTACCTCTTGCTAACTATCTCCTGCTTTCTGCTCGGAGTATCTAGCTGATATGCCCTAATGATATCCACTATATCCTCATTCAGGACTTGGCTAAGTTTTAATAGTTCCTCATTCATATCTCTTGAATTTTATAGCCCCATTGCAGGTACTGCTCTAAGGTCTCAGGTTGTTCATTCTCTTTATAATAGAAATTTAGTTGATAAAGAAAGTTTTTCTCATCAGCTCCCATATAGCACCAGAATCCACCTTCTGGCTCTACTTTATCTTCTATCCACATTTTGTAGTACTTTGTGTATTTCATTAGTCTAATCTTTTAGGGTCATTAACTCCTTTGAACAGGTTGCTTGTAGTAGCTATCATGCCGGTAGCTTTCATAAAGTCAACCTCAGCCTTAGCACTGTTTATCACTGAGTTAGACAGGTTAGAAATTGCCTGAGCCTTTTCTACCTCAGTAGATAGTTGTTCAGGTGTTAGCTCATCATCATTTAATCTCTCTAGAGCTGCAAAGAGGTGATCTCTAAGATCGTTCATTCCGTTTCTTGCCATTTTTTATTGTTTTATTTAGTTTACTTTTTAATTTCATGACCTGTTGCAGCTCCATTGGGAATCTTTGGATGGTATTCTTAGTCATGTTTTGATTCATTGGGATGCATTCCAGGTTACTCAGTTCTAAGTTCATGGTGTTACCATCAATAAACCTCACTATGTGCTTAGGAGGGATTGGTCCATTAGCCTGCTCCCATGTCAACCTGTGGGTTAATGCCCATTTGCTATCTGCTAATTTTGTGTAGTGATACAATCTACCTGTTGAGTCCTTACGTATGCTAGTAGCATTGTCCTCCCTAGTATTGAATGGCTTATTGCCTTTCTTAAACATCGTAGCAGCTGCATTAGTTAGCAGCAGGTTAGGACATTTAGTACCTTTGTTGAATGGTACATGACCTTTATCATACCTGGTGTGCTTACCTGCGTTTAATATCAGGGCCCTGTTTATTGCTTTCTTTGTCTTAGGGTCTTTCTTTATGCCTCTGTTGTACGTTCTATTGTACACTTGGGATGCAGTCAACCCTAGGTATTCACCTAATATCTTAGCAGGAATGTATGGGTACAGTATTTTTAGTATCTTATCTTGTCGCATACCTTTTCAATTACAAAGTGTCCGTAAACATGAGTTCCTGCTGCCCTGAACTGTTGGAGTTTCCAATTGCAGAGTGCTTTGGTAGGGAACTCATAGCTTTCTGCGAGCTTGCTTTCATAGAAGTATAGTAATCGGTACATGTGTTCTTACATTTAAGGTATTCTAAATATAGGGAGGTATTAAAGGAGCCTCCCTTATCTCCTGCAAATGACTGCTTGGTCCACCATCTAGCCATTTCGGATATATCTCTATGCATCATACCTCCACTCATCCTCATCAAAGTAATTCATAGGGTCCTGCATGTCTCTAATCATGTCAGTATCCTGGATGCACCAAATAATCTCTTCGTTGAGTTGGTCAAGTTGTGTATCCGTTAGGATGTAGTCAAGCTCCACCTCACCAATCACCTGAGTAGCTGATACATTGCTCAGCTCCACCTCATAGCTCTCCTCATTTATGTTAGTTATTTTAAACTCACAGTTACCATGCACATCATCAAAGTCAAAATAAGCTACTTCAATTCCTATTGTTACTTGCATATCATAAAGATTAAAACGTTATACATTGCCACCATGGTACCCACGACCACAGCAAAGCTTGCTACTACATTCAATAGTTCTTTTTTCATCGGTTAGCGTTTAGGATGGTTAAAAAATCTTCGGTGTTATCTAATGCTGTCTGAGTCATTTCCTCAGTAGCTTCAACAAGCAGCTGCTCTAGGAATAAAGCAAGTACCTCTGCATTGTTTTCATGTGTCTTGATAAAGTCAAGGGCTCTTTCAAACTGTTTCATATATCATTTTTAAGTGTTAATACCTTACAAAGATATATAAAGTTTCATATATGCAAACATTTTGCATAATTTTCCACAAATTTAGAATGATTCTAAATAAGCAATCAGTTGATAAGCTTAAATAATCTCCGCAAAAATCAGGCTATAGACTTACGCTTGTATAGATATTCCTGATACTTAGTGAACACCAGGTGATTTATTTTGTAGTGTTTTTTGCAGTCCTTGCATAGTATCCAATGGTGTACAGTGCCTGCAGCTGTAACTACTTTCTTATTGTACTTAACATTTATTCCTGCACATTCAGGGCACTCATACTTTTCACCTCCGTATTGGATGGCATAGTTATGGTTTACAGTGGCATAGCTGTTAAGTTTTTCAAATACTGACTCAAGTACCTCAACATCCATCTTACAATAGGCCACCATCTTATCAAGTGCCTCCTGGTCTTTGCGAAATACTATATCTTTCCATAGGTCAAGGCCACCTGTATCCATCTTAGCACCTACCTTGAGTAGCTTAGCTATGTAGTCAAGCTTGTTGCTATTAAAATTAAAGTACTTTTTAGCCCATTTAAGAGTGTCTATGGTCTTAGGTGACGGCATAAATTGAATGCCATGGAATAAAGCTCTTGTGCGTATCCATTTGAGGTCAAATCTATCCCCATTGTGAGCTACAATCTCATCTGCTTGAGCTAGAACCTTGACAAATTTCTCAATCATTTGCTTATCACTCTGACTTTTGGACCATGTTAGGCTGTGTATCTCATCCTCACCCTCCCATTTGTAGCAGATGCATATGATTGCACGTTCATGAATGATATCACCTGGGTTAATTGTTAGGTTGTATCCTGTCCTCCAGAATACTCCGACATTGAAAGAGGTCTCAATGTCATAAAATAGACGTTTTCTCATAGCTTAAATAGCAGAGCTATCCTATCTAGTAGCCCTTTTTGTATTAGAAATCTTAGGAGTATCCCTAGAATAAACGCAACAATCATAGGCCACCATAGTATTTTATACTTTACTACCTCTTTAGCTTGAGCAGTTTTATAGATAGTCTTACCTCGTATCCTTTCAACCCTGGTCTTGTATCTATATTCTATCCTAGTCTGAAATCTAGTCTTAGGAATTATGATATTCTTAAAAAACACAATAGTATCCTTGGTGGTGTAGAATTTCTCCCATACAATAGTATCATTGTGTATCACTGGGATGCTGTCAACTGTAGTGATACGGATGGTGTCACTATCCTGTACTACTTGCAGGCCATTCTTTAATGCTTTCTTGTAGTGCCATTGAGCTCGCTTAGGAGCTGAGCATGATATCAGGATGAGTATAGGTATTAAATATCTCATAGGCTTTGTAGCATCTTAATCATTCTAGGGCATGGATAGATATCTGCCTTATCTTTTCTCACACTGTTATGCGTGTAGATCCCTGCAGTTCCTTTGAATGCCTCTTTATCAATGGCAAATATCTCGGACCGGTAAGCCTTGGGAATGTCATAGGTCTCGCATAGATACTCCACCAACTGCCGAGTGCTTTCAATCTGTTCATCCGTATATTTGTACCAATACTTATTGCCCTTGTATGGAGTTTCTAAGGTAGTTACCATGGACGGGTCAACAACTCCCTTAACATAATTGTAGTACTTACCATCCTTTAGCTTCAATGGTCCCCAATTACACACCTCAATACCTACACTTAGCTTGTTTAAGTTTTGATACTTGAGTCCATGAGCTGAGAAATCTTGGCTATCTATCCCCAGGTGATAAGCCCAATGCTTAGAGCTGAAGCACTGTACTATTGTACCTCTTTCACCTATTACAAATGCAGTAGCAATCCTATCTGAGTTGCTGTTCCACCAACGTGATACAGCTACAGCATTACCATTGCCTGCAGTATGGTGTAAATAGATTTGTTTTTTATCAGACTCCTCATGGAAGTACTGAGCATTAGATAGGCGTTCCTGTAATATCTTGCTTGTGTCTAATTTCATCCACCTCTTTTTTAATATCCTTAGCTCTAGCGAAAAGATTTTTCATTGACTGCCATAGGTCAAGCCCTTTCACTGCTTTATAGTTCTCATTGATACTCATAACTTCGATTGATACCAGGATAAGTGCAAGTACCTTAGTAAGTAGTAACTCTACTGAGAAAAACTGCAGGATTATATGGTTAAGAATGAATTGGTCAATCATGTAGAACATGATAACAGTTACCTCATAGAGTAACATCTTGCTAATGATTGCAGATAGGCCCCTGCTTGTGATTGGCACCTTGCGTTTAATGCTCTTCCATACCCCTGTGATAGTATCAAGTACAATCACAAAGCCTACTAAAAACAATAGCCCTGAAATAGGCATTAAGAATGCACTAATAGTAGCCAATAGTTTTATCCAATTGGCTTTCATTGTAGCTAATAGTATGGATAGCTGTGATTTCATTACAAGATTAGGATGCTGTTATTGTACCCATTCTCAAGGAAGTTACCACACATACCTGTGCAGGTTAACTGATATTGAGTAATACATGAGCAATGGTTAAACATTGGTCGTAGATCAGTATCCATGTTGGTAGTGGATATAAAAATAGGGAACAGGTTACGGTTAGCAAGTAGCCATCTGATTAAACGTTGCTCAAAGAAACTAGCTTTCTGTGCATAGTGCTCCATCCCAAATGCTACCTCACTGCGTGATACACTTGCTGAATAATCACCATTCTGAGTCTGAAGACCCTTATTTTTTAACTGATACGTCAATCCAAATACAGCATCCTCTGCACTTCTCCATGCAATGACCGGCTGAATGAACTCAACTAGGTCAATCTCATCGGGTGTAAGTGTCTGAGCATTGTATGCTGTTAGCATGTGATTGTAGAACGTAGTGCCTAAGATAGGCTGTATTCTTAATGCTGCCTGAGTAGCTATGTATGGGGTCACATCCGTTACATCAACATTGGCTGTTATCGGAGTGTTAGTCTTAAGGTAGGTTTCAGTGATAAAATATAACATCAGATTGCAGGTGTTTGTGCCGCTGCAGTTGCAGCTGCTTGTGTAACATCTCCACCCTCTACAGGAGGCAATGAAGCAAGTGCTCTAATCTCATTGATGGTCATGGTCTCAAGTACTTTGGTAGCTACTAATGGACTCAATGTGTTCAATGCATCATTAGTCTTAGAGCTGTCACCCTCAAGCTCCACGATGGTCTCATTAATGATTTGAAAGTTATTGATTGTGAAATCAGCAGGGATGCGAGCAATGGTTAGTATCTCCTGAAAGATAGTAGTCACCTGTTGACGTAGTTCCATAACCACATTCTTTTCAAATATCACATAGGCCTGCTTGATATCACTACCATTACCCAAGCTTCCAGTGGTACGGATACCCATTAGGATAGGGTCAATGGTATGTGAGAAACAAATCTGCTCAGTGTTCAATGCAGATGCCTCATGGAATAGCTTATCATTGCCATTAGTTGGTAGGCTTTCAATCTTAGGTAGTTGGTCCGCTGAGTTAGCAAAGAATGCAACTGCCTTACCGGCATTGGCTGCACCTTTAAGTCGGTCAATAGTTTCCTTGATCATGTGTTTTTCCTCCTCAGACTGTGGTCTTTTTGGAAACATCATAGCAAAGGATGGGAACACACTATTTTGAATGTTACTTTTTGCAAAGTAAGATAGCTCACCACTAAGAAAAGCAAAGTTTAATGCACTTGTATAGGTAGGTAGTGGGTAATAATCTTGACCAACTGACTTAACCTCATAGCAATATAGCTGACATTCATCCGTACAGGTGATGTGATAAGGCTTAATGACCTCAGTATCTATCCTGGTACTCCAATCATCTGACAAATAGTAGTACTTTTTACATGGTGATACCCTTACTTTCTCAGGGGATACATTCTCAATCTTGATTAGCTTTCTTTTATCACCAAAATATAGCTTGAAGTACACACGATTGTGGATGATTAACTGCTTTGTAACTGCCTTAACAGTGTGCTTGAGGTTGGCTTTCTTTTCAAAGCTAAACATCTCTAGCTTTTCTTGTGGTGTAAGCTTGTCAGTTGTAAGGTTAAAACCTCCACCAATCACAGCATTGGTCTTAAAGTCAACAATGGCACCATGTAAAGGTGAGCTGTAGTACATTTGATTGAGCATCTCAGGGTAAAGGTTACCCTCACCAAATCTAACCCATGACTCCTGCACATATCTACCATTGACATAGGGCAGTGTCAAGTTACCTCTTCCTACCGGTAGGAATGGGGTGCTAAATGATTGATACCCCTCTACTACTTCAGGGCCTTTCTTATTGTTGTTAATAAATCTATCGTACCAAGCCATAGTTAATCGTATATTGAGTTACCTGCAGGACCACTTACTACCATCCTACCCTCCTCAATTACTACTCCTGTAGTCTGAGCTATTGTAAGGGGCAAAACAAAAGGTGTAGAGCTTTCATAAACCTGGTAATTGTACTGCCCTTTCTTTAGTATGATATCTGTAGGCTCATCTAGAGTAAACAGGTTGTATCTTTCGGGCCATGCACTTGTATCAGCAGATGTGAAGAGCTGTGGTGTGCTAGTGGTATTCATTTCATTAGTGAATACAAACAAATAGTGTGGTGTACTAACCGTAGTTACCTCACTAAGAGTTAACACGAACTGATTAATAACACCTTGATCTAAGTAAATCACACCTATATTAATTTAGCTTTGTCAAATGTTCATAAAAAAAGCCCCACCATGTGGCAGGGCTCTAATATAGAGAGGTAGAATTGCTTATATAACTCCGATTGTTTGAAGTGCATTAGCTGTCATATCAATGTTGTAAGCTAAGTAAGGGTTCTCAGCTACCAAAGTAACTGTATATTTTGAACCATCCGCTCTAGCTGTACCTGAACCCTCACCTGTAGCAGATAACTGCAAGTATGGGAAGTACCAATATAAGCCATTAGCATCTAAGATGATAGCTGTTAAGAATTGCTGTCCTGTTCCTAGGATTTTAATAGCACGTGACTTATCAGCATCTCTTCTATGGAATACTAAATTGATTGTTTGAGTTACAAAAGAGCTACCATTAACTAAGTCAATAGTGCTATCCTCTGTATAGTTGGATGTGTTTCGGCGTACCTCAAATGCTTTGAATAAATCACCACCCGGTTGTAAGGTGATACCTGTAATTTGCCAGGCACCTGTACCAACAACTGTAGATGGGTCAGCAGGAGTGATAGAAGCTATCTCATCCTGTGTATTTATCCAAACACCATAGATACCACCAATGTTGTTATCGCATGGTTTTACGATAGTCTCTAATGATTGACATGTAGCCATTGTGTTAAGTATTAAAGAGCCCCCTTGGTAGAGGGCTCATGATTATTATTATGCGTAGAAAACGATTTCTTGAGGATTAACAAAGTTAAATCCTACTTTCATGTTAGCACGTGTACGGATGTACGGCTCAGCTACAGTATCAGCTAAGTTAACAGCACGTAGGTCAGAAGAGTCACCCTCAGCATCAAATGCGTAGATAAGGTTGTCTTTCAAAGTCCACACGAATGTGTTGTTTGACATACCTGGACATACTACAATCTTAACACCTAAGAAAGTCAAAGACAAATCTTGAGTAATGTATGCTTGAGTGTTACCTGAAGCTACTCCTAATCGGTAGATATTAACCAATTGAGTAGGCATGTACAAACGTAAATCAGCTGTACGTGTAGCAATAGTTGCAGGAAGTAAAGCAAATGCAGTAGACAAAGCAGCCTCTAATGCAGTAAAGTTAGCAATTGAACCTGAACCACCATTGATAACTGGAAGTGTTCCTGGAGGAGGAGTCAAACCTGCAGTCAATGCTTTCTCATAACCATCACACAAAGCAAGTGTAGGGTTTAATGAAGTTGTATCACCTTGCCAACGGATAAGCTCGATATCTCCGTTAATTTTGTTAGCCATCTCACCCCAATAGAATGACATGAAAGATGCAACAGAGAAATCTCCGTTAGATCCTTTTGACATTTGAAGAGCTAAGAAAGATTGCTCTAAGTCAAACTGACAAATCTGAGCCATTGCAGAAAGTGCACATACGTCAATTTCTTTAGCATCTAGGTCATCAGATGGTGCAGTAAATGCACAAGTAGATGGTTGTAAGATGTTACCGAAAGTAACACTAGCTAATTTAGTTTTGTACTTTACTCCTGGCAAAGAACGGTAGTTATCAGCAGTATCCTCAGACAAGTAAGCCTTAGAATAGAATGCCTCAGGGTTAGCTGCTAATAAAGCAGTTGGGTCAACTTGTAAGTCGAATTTTAATTTACGCATTTTATTTGTTGTTTATGAATTTGTTTACACTTGAAAATCTTTGATGTGCACTTAAAGTCACACCCTCACTCATCACCTCTTCCTCTACTTCTACAGATAGAGCCTCTTCCAATTGGTTTTTAAGGTCAGCTATCATAGCAAGTAGAGCATTCATTTGCTCATCCATCGCAGGCTTAACAATAGCAAGGATTGCCTCTGCATCAACTACAGGGTCAATTGCCATTGTTGTTTCCTCTGCAGGAACTTCTGCTGTTACTTCCTCTTCGATAACAGTATCTTCTAGAGCTACTTCCTCAGAAGCCTCTACTTTTTCAACATCTTTTACTTCAACTACTTTACCATCTTTTACGATGTAGATTTTTTCGTTGATGATGTGCTCGCCGTCCGGCAACATTAACTCATTCATTTGTGTATTTATTTGGGATTGTTTTTGCTCGTTTAATTTCATGCCTAAGTACCCCTCAATACTGAAACCTATCTGCTCCTGTGCTACAAGCTCAGCATAGTATTCTTTGTCAGTTACCTGAGCCGTTACCATTAGTGTACCCTCAGGTACTTCAATACCAAATGATGAGTAAGCTTTGTCCTCTTTTGGGTTATCTACTATCCATGCCTCAAGTACATAGGCAGGAACGGTCTTAGATTGGTCATGCTCCAGGTTAAATAGGTCTCGGTTGACCATCTGCTGCATGAACTTGCCATGAATTTTCTCTATCTCTTCCTTGCTAAACTTGACATTGTACTCTTCTTTGCTATCCTCATCAAAGCGATAAATCTCCATAGGTATCAAAGCAGGTGCAGTGATACGGTACTTGAGCTCATCCGAAAAGAATAAAGGCTTAGCTTGAGCACTGAATGCCATCCCCTTAACTTTGATTGCAGGAGTAGCTGTAAAAGCTATCTGCTCAATGCCAAGGTCCTCACCATTTTCAGCGTATGCTGGGTCAATGGTAATCTGATAGGTAGGGATATTGTCTTTTGCCATCTACCTATATTAAAAAAAACGTATATTTGTTCAAAAATTATAACATGATAACTATCTTAAACAAGGAAATTCCTAACCAAATTGAAGAGCTCAACATTGAGCAATTCGAGGCAATTACTGAAATCAATAACAATCAGGAACTTGACCCCATTGATAAGCACCTCCAGGTGTTTGCTTACCTTGGCATCCCTGAGTCTGAGTTCTGGGACTATGATGTGGCTGATTTTGTGGGGATGGTAAAAGAATTTAACTCAGCAGAACGCAAAGAATATCCAACTATTGAGGAGCTTGAGATTGAGGGCTACATCTACAAAGCACAAATGAAGTTAACTGTACGTGATACTAAGATGATTGAGAAAGTAGCACTAAGAAAAGAGAAAGGATATATCTCTGAGATGTTAGCCATCATGTTCAAACGTGAAGACCTTACACCCACTGAGCACTACACCGATGCACACATCAAGCAGAAAGCAAAGCTCATCCGTAAATTGAATGCTGGTATCTCTATTCCATACATGATGTTTATTGCACAAAAAATAGGACAACAAGCTAATGATCAAGCTACCCAAGCAGTGGAGCCAAGTAACGCTTGAGCAGTTCATTGAGTTTAGTCAGATAGATAAAGAGCAGGGAGCCTACCACTACAACAGTGAGGCTCTTTCTATTTTATCGGATGAGCCTATTGATGTCATTGAGGACCTTGACGTGGATGAGTTAGCAGAACTTGTTAACGAGTCTAGATGGTGTACCTCTGAGCCATCCAAAAGATACAAGCATGAGGTGTTGGGGATGAAGTTCAAGCCATTCAGCAAGCTAACCCTTTACGAATATATTGACCTTGACTATTTTTTTAGTAATAACTACATCATAAATCTTGATAAAGTATGTGCTATCCTGTACCGTCAAACTAAACTAAATGAATGGGGTGATGAAATCATGGAGCCTTATGACTTTGACTGCAACATTAGAGCTGAGAAATTCCATGACCTACCAATCACCGATGTGTATGGTATTGTTCATGAGTTCCTGAAGTTTAGAGATAACTTTCTCAAGACCTATGAAAACTTATTTACCGGTGACCTAGATACTCCACTCACCGATGAAGAGAAAGCTAACATGGACCCTGAAGAAATTAAAGAAATAGAGAAAGAACAGACTCAAGTAAAGTGGTCATGGGAGCAAACCATCTACGGCTTGACTAATGGGGACATAACAAAGAGTGATAAGATAGGTGTCCTACCACTCGTCTATGTTTTCAATATCTTGTCTATGAAGAAAGAGTTAGACATCTAATGGGAACCCAGGAGTAAATCCTGCAGGAGGGTCAAGTGCCTCAAATGTGTATACAATTTTCTGCTGTTTTTCAAGTACCTCAACAGCCTGTACTAATGGGTACTTTTTAGTTAACCATTCAGTGTACTGTCTATAAATTTCAGCTGTGATACCTCTACTATTTAATTCATCCGTAAATTCTGCTACGAAATCACGAGGGGTGATCACTCCACCATTCACTAAATACGCACCATTGTTAAGGAATATAAAGTAGTACATGGCTACTATTTGTATCTCTAATTTTTGGAAGCCTGTTATCTTAGCATTGATACGGATACTATCTACCAACGTACCCTCACTATACTCACCTAGTTTACTGTCAACTATCCTTTTAAGTATAGTAGCCATCTTTCTCCTAGTAGGATATAGCACATTAAACTCCCCTGTGTTTGCGTATCTAGCCATTTTGCTCTTCTTTTAATTTCTCTAAGTACTGCAATAGAGGTAGGGCATACTTCATCGGTAGCTCATTCAAGTAAGCCTTAATCTCTTCTAATTGTTTTTCGTCTAATTCTATCATGATATTATTGTTACTCCTATAGCATCTGCTACATATTCATTAACTACGTTATTGTCAGTACCCCAGGTTGCGAACTGCTCATCAGTCATGGTGTAGTTACCATCCAATAGTCCTATACCTTGCTCATCATATAGTTGCCAATAGGTTTGAGCTGTGGTAGCATTAGTTGCGAAGTTAAGTACAAGCACTGACATCTGAGATGCTATGCCTTTTGTTGGTATGTTAAGTGGTTGTATCTGTATCATTATAGTGATGTTATTGTTTCCCAAGCTGATGCAGTTCTAACACATAGCTTGTTTAATGTTGTATCATATACCACTAAGCCTGCAGCAGGTGAAGCTATTGCATTCTTTTGTACTGTTGTCATTCGTGGAGGTAGGAATCCTTTTGTAGTTGAATCAATGGCTAATTGTGCGGATGCATAATATGTACTTGCACCAAAAGTTATGTTTGTTGTATCTCTATCACGTACATAATAAATATCCCCTGTCCTATTAAATAATTTTAAATTATAATAAGTTCCATCATTAAAAACAGAGTGCCAAAAAAAAGTTGAATTACCAACTCTCCAAGTAAAACCAATAGAACCACCCGTTCCTTGACCATTTGTTCTAGCCGTAAACCCGTTCACAGTATTAGTTCCCGAAGTGGCATTAGCCATGTGTCCAATGGCTTCCGCAGTAGTTGTAGTCATCAAAGTACCAACACTATTGTTTTGCAATGTGCCTTGTATTCCTATTGCACCGTATGCAATCCCCGTGCTACTTAATGAACCTAATAAAACTAAAGCCCTTGTTCCCGTGTCCGTTGTGGATATACCATTTAATAAAATTGAATAGGTACTTGTTGGCGTACTATTTGTAAATTGTGCTTGACCTGTAATTTGCCCACTAACCCTCGCAGTGCCATTCACATCTAACTTAAAGCCTGCATTAGTTGTAGTACCTATCCCTACATTTCCATTAGAAAAGAAACGGCTTGATGTAGTGCCTGCTATGGTTAAATCAAACCCACCTTGAGTTAATGTTCTCGCAGCAGTCAGTGTGCCATTTGCAGTGTAGATGTTACTGCCTGATACAGTCAAATCTCCACTACCTAGTATTGAGCTACCATTGATTGTCTTAATGTTGGTAGCACTAACAAGAGTATCCTGCTTAGCATTCAAGGCACTCTGTAAGTCTGTTTGACTAGATAGTGTTCCTGTGATACTCCCCCAGGTTGCACCACCCGATGCTGCTGCAATTATCTGAGCACCTGTAATGGCTGTGTTAACAGGTAAGCCACCCACTATAGAAGTACATTCTAGTAAGTCAGTAGGCTGTAGGTTTCCGGTATGCGGTGTGAGGATAGGTCTCCAATCTCCCCACCAATTTGGTGCACTCATACCTATATTAGTTTAAGCCTCCGAAATGTTTATTGTAAAGGCACTGCACAGTTAGTCCAATCATTAACCGTTAATGTTATGTTCATAACATAGCCTGCAGCGTAGTCAAGTAGATCGTTGTTCAAAGGTTGGAAGTTAGGTATACCAATCACATCAAAGCTATAGTCATTGCTATAGGTGAAGTAAACATAAAGGTCATTGAGTATCTGCTGTGTATCGCTTAGGATTGTTATGATGTTAGCCCTATCTTTTTGAATAATATCAAAGCAGTAGATGTCAAAGTTAAACTCTGAGGTGTTATCTGCAGGGTTAACAGTTACCGGCACAATAAAAACAATGGGGTACTTCTCATCCTGAGTAGCGAAGTTAAATAGCTGTTCCTTAAAGTCACTACCCACCTTTTTAACCTGGAGGTGATTGTTGTAGAACTGCTCAATGTGGTCGATGATTGCTTGTAGTGAGTTCATTAGAGTTCAGCGTTTTTGTTAATCTTAGTTATCTTATTTTGTACGTTGGTTATTTGTGTCTCAGATACTACAGCTGTGACGGTCATAGAGCTGTTATTGCTATCACCTCCTGCACTCATCACATTGCCTGTGTTAGCTGAGCCAAACAACTGAGCTGCTTGAGGTACTTGCTGTGCTACGTTAGCACCACCACCCTCAGCACCACCGCCTCCACCTCCTGATGTTGGAGTACCACCTGAGGTAAGTATCTGCTTAGCCTTGGCTATGTTGGTAGCAATCTGGATGATACCTGTAGCGAACTGAGCAATACCTGCAGCACCTGCTGATACTGAGTTCAACGGGTTAGCTTGTGATGCAGCAACTAATGAAGAGATAGCCTTGGCTGTATCAATACCAATCTGTATCAATGCATTGGCCTTATTGAACTTCTCTAGTTTCTTTTGGTCCTTGATGAATGCACCACCTACCTCATTAATACCATTAGCTATATCGGATGCTAGCTGTAGCCTTGCATCTCTTTCTTTTTGTGCGTTCTCAATAGATGTTTTCCTAGCATCATCCTCAATCTTTTGCTTATCATCTTTCAGCTTTTCAGCAAGAGCTAACTGTAAAGCAGCATTACCCTCTGCTAGTTTATAGTCCTCTTCATACTTAAGCTGTAGTGCTTGAAATTTTCTTTGGTCCTCAGTGAGCTCTGCATCTGCCAATGTCTTAGCTAACGTTTGCTGTTGCTTCAGCTTAGCATCTGCTCTCTTCTGATTTTCTGCCTCCTCCTGTTTATTGTATAATTCAGTTAACGTTTTCTTTTGCTCCTCAGTTAGTGTGGTATCTGCCAACGTTTGAGCTCGTAGCTTGTCATACTTAGCCTTAGTCATGGCTAGCTCTTTAGCTGTTCCCTCCTCCATCATCTGTAGCTGTAAATCAGCTATAATCTCATTACCTTTCTTGAGGTTATCTGCCTCAGTCTTAGCCTTGTCCTCTGCAAGCTTATTGATCTCCTGCTGCTGTTGAGCTAGATACATCTCATTAAACTTAGCTTTCTCTGCTGCTGTTTTATTGGCATCATTTTTAAGGTCATTCATTAACCTAGCATACTTCTCATTTACTATAGCTATCTCCCTCTCATTAACATCCTTGATTTGTGATAGCTCAAAGTCTCTCAATGTCCTAGCGTTATCCAATCTATTCTTAGCTGCTTGCTTAGCTCTCTCCCTAGCTTTCTCTGCTGCTGCTGCTGCCTCATCTCCTGCTTTCTTATCTGCCTCTTTTTGGTCTTGTATCTCCTGAGCCTTGATGCGTTTACGTTCATTGACTCCTGTTTGGATGATTTTACTTTCAGCCTCAATCTGCTTTCTTAACTCTTGTCGTTTCTTAGTAGCCTCTTCACCCTCTTGATGTCTCATTGCCTCAAGGGCTTTCTTAGCTGCAGTCTTTCGCTTAATAGCCTCTTTCTCCTGTGCTCTTGATTTGTCTAGCTCAAGCTGAGTGGTATCCTTACCGGATATCTTAGCCATGGCAATCTCCTGGTCATAGCTCTCACCTATTTTCTCACTACGTTTCTTTGAACTTTCTGCTACTTTCTCATTGGCCTTAGCCATCTTTTCAGCGTTCTCATCTGCTGCATAACTACTCAATCCTAGCCAATCACTCAAAGACTTGAGGCCCTCAATCAATGCATTGATAGGTATCATTAAAAAGTCAAGTACTTTCTGTAGCACCCCTATCTTGTGTAGGAATATCACAATGGCTGCCACAATAGCAATGATAACAGCTATTAATAAAAAGATAGGGTTAGCTAGAATGGTAGCACCTAATGAAACAAATGCACTACCAACAGTCATGATAACGGATGTCAGTGATTTGAATGCACCACCAATAGCCTTAGGGTCAATGTTACCTAGAGTACTTTTGAATACATTAGCCTTTTGACTAGCCTCCTCAAAGTCAAGACTAAGCAAGCTATCCTTAATACCTCCTAAGCTGTTGGATACCTGCTCAAACTTGGAACCTGTCGCAAAGGTATTCACTGCCTCATTGGCATCTGCTAGTTGGTCCTTAAGTTCTCCTGCCTTTGCCGCTAACCTGGCAATATCCTCGGGGTCAGTTGCCTCAGCAATAGCACCCTTTAATGATTTTAATTCCGCCTTAATGGCGCCAATGCCGCCGAGCTTTAATGGTATTTCTACTTCATTCATGTTATGGCTTGTAATATCTTATCTCAAGTGTGGTATAGTTAAGGTAGTTATCTACATACCCCACACCTATCTGAGTTGTTAATATATAAATGCTATTGTTACTTGGGATGTACTGAGCACTGATCACCCCGTCATAGTTTACGTTGTTAATCATGACAGTCATCTCACTTGATAGGATGGTTCCTATCTCCCAATTTTGTATGAACCCCTCATACTCACCTTGGTTATTTCTAACCCATAGGATATCTCCAAAGCTACCCTCTTTCACATCGGCTACAGGGTCACTTGTTCCTGATTGTGTGAGCAATGCTGTGTACTTGTAATAAGATGGGTCAACAGGTATGCCATTCATTCTACCTCTTACCACGAGGTTGTCAGTTACTATACCATCATCCTCAACGGAGTAGCCCTCAGTAGCCACCATGACTCTGAGTCCACCCGGTACAATGTTACCCCTGTTGACTACTTCACCAACTATACCACCACCTGTAAGCACGTTGCTGTTCATGCTCTTTGTCTTAACAATAGTGCTATTAGCTACCTGCTGAATTCCTGAGATGTTAGGTAGTCCAACACCTGGTGTTCCGAATGGGTTAATGAATGGCATGAAGTTCACCTCACTATCTATACTGATGAGCTCTACCTGTGTGAGCTGATTAGCATTAGCATTGTAATCAATAACCTTGTTAATGTTCCACCATGAGTTATCAATGCGTATCTTATCATTGAGCTCTAATGGTTGAATGTCTGACTCCTTGAGATTAAAGAATGCAGTCAACATCTTACCACTATTAATCTGACCCATGGTACGTCTCCAATACCTATTGTAAAGGTTGTTATCGGTTAGGCTTAATGGTTGGTAGTAGTAGAATGAACACACTGAGAAGTTCAAATCCCAAGTAGGGTTGAGTGGGTTATCGAAGTGACCTACATACGGGTAAGTAGTAACACCTGTCATACCCGTTGTGCCATAGTCATAGATGTGGTATGGTGAACAGGTACTCAATCCTATCTCAGCTGTACTGTCGTACATGATACGCAAGTTAGTCTTAGGTGCTTGTCCTGCAATCATTCCAACGTATGCACCAAATGGGGTACGGATGATTGGTGTAGGACCAAAGAGAACAGGCTTAGTGGTTACATCCTTTACATACTCATTGTCAAAGACTACCTCTGCTTGTCCATAGATCTGATTGGTGGCATCCGTATACGTTTGGTTAGGGCTATCCTTATCAGGTGTATAGGTGAGTATTACTTTCTTACTTGTTAGCTCAGGTAGGAATGACAATGACTGCTCTTTATCCTTGGCTAGCTTGTAGGTCCAATCTACCTCTTTACCTGCATCATAGTAATCATCCCTATGGATTAGGTTAAGTTGATTAGGCTGAGTCTTATCTACATCTGCATAGAGATTGTACATGTTGAAGATAGCCTTAACAAAGTCATTCTGCTTAATCTTTTTAGGCACGTAGTCATTCACATCAATAGTACCACCGATGGCCACAATGTTATTGGATGGGGTAATGCTGATATCAATGCTAGTCACTACATACTGCAGCTTGATTTGACCTGAGGCACAAGGAGTTCCTGTAGCTGAGCCTATTCTCCATTGAGGGTTTAGGGCTGTTTGATTGGGTTGTGCATATGCCTCCTTAGGACATCTTACTGCTAGCCTACCTTGAGATAACTGTGGTAAGTTCTGTGCAGTCAAAGCCATAGTACATATAGCTGTTTGACTCAAGATAGTTGTGGTACCATTAGGTATTGAAGCAGGACTCTGAACTGCATAGGTAACAGCAGGGCTACCATTTAATGGTGCAGGATTGGTGTATAGGTTTACAGCAGATGATACCACACCATTGCGAGTGAGGTACAGCTGTGGCCTGTAGAATGTTGGAGTGGCTTGAGTAGTGGTTCCTGAGTACAGCGTAACACCTGATGTATTAACTAGCCTCAGCTCATACTGTATGGTGATGTTGTAGTCATACTGCTGTGAGTTGTTACTGCTGATGTTGAATGGGGTGCTGTACACACCCGTAACAGGATTGTAAATGTTTTGAGGGTCCTCAGTCTCAGTCCATGCTGTGATTGTTTGAGGCAATGACATCTCACTATTACCTGCCCAAAACTGACCGGTAAAAGTAGTTGGTCCTGCATTAGCCTTGACAGTGTAATCTGCATAGTCGAAGTTATCCGTATCCCCATTGTAAGGAATGACTAGCTTGTCAAACTTATCATCTACTAAATCAGGCCAACTGTATGTAAACCCTGCACCTTGGAATATACGGTCAAAGTAAGTCTTAGCAAAGATGGCAGGCTTGAACTCCTGAGTGCTGTAGAACGCATCACCACTACCAGGGAGGAAGTACTTGAAGCCATCCACCTCAGTGTTGGTAAACCTGTTCACCACATTGAACGCATCGTATGTATGGTTGAGGTCACTGAAATCTATATCGGTTAGCTCAAGGTTATTGATGGCTGTAAAGAAATCTGCTTTGCTTTCTTTAATCAATACCTCATACTCCACATGCTCCTCATACTGCTCAGTGAGCTGTACCTTTTTAATGGCTGTGAGTTGTAGGCTAGCATTCTCCATGACAGGTATTCCATCCTGAATAACTGAGCAGGTAGTCACTGCATTGATGTCAAAGGTACCGGCTTGGATGTTAACATCGTAGTAGTGGTTAAGTAGGTTATTGTTATTCTTACTGCCTACCAATACAATGGTCTTAGAAAAGTTACCTTTCCTTTGACTTATATCTCTGATGTCTCCTACCTGAAATGTCAAAGGGAATGAAGTACCCTCCTTAACATCAAGGTAGCCTGTTGCTAGTTGTATCCTAACCATTGACCATGTCGTTATTAGCTAGCTTAATAGTAATGCTTTGCTTGATTAAGTTCTTATTCCGTTGCTTGTAGTACTCATAGGTAGAGTTCACTATGTTGCAGCTGATATACTCAGTGCTTGCTGGGATGTCACAGCTCTCATCGTAGTTACTTATCTTAAAGTAAGTGTATGGTGAGCTGATTAACTCAGTAAAGTAGGTAGCCATCTCCTGAGTCATCCAATCAGTATTCAGGTCAATAGTTTCCTCCACTGTTACATAGCTGTTGATGTACCCTCTATCTATTAGGTCATAGGTCCACTCAGTGCTAGCTATCTTGCCGAGCACATCCATGTTGTACTGTTCACGCTGAACGTTACCCCTTTGGTATGCTCTACCTGTGAATGCAAAGCTACCCCATGAGCCATAGCGGTCTAGGAATATAATGCTGTACTCCTGCATCTGTGTTCTGCGATCTATGTTCACTCGGTAGGACTGTGTTACCTGTGAGCCATTGTGCTCATAGTAGTACTCATACCACTGAGTGGTAGGCTTAATCAATGGCAGTGAGCCTGAGACTACAGTCAAGGTGCCTGCGTTGTTAGGACCTACTGCGTTACCTGTTATGTGGTCAGTGGCTCCAACACTCTTTCTCAACACATCACCCCCATCATTGGTAAATACTATCCTGTGCGTTCCTCCAGGTATAGCACCATAGACTGCGTTCATCCATAGGTCCTGAGATAAGGTAGCGTAGAAGTTGGTAGCAGGAATGGAGGTAAGGAACTTGTCAGTGTTACTGCTTAAGTCATAGTTATTCTCATCCCATGATGGCCATTGAGTCCAAGGAAGTGCACCATTGAATACAAAATTATTCAGGTCATTGATGATATTGTACGTAGTAGTTTTTCTCCCATCTGCATAGGTGATGGCCACATCCTTGTTAGCATTCGTTATGGAGCTCCATAGGAAGTTAATCACAATGTATGTACTGGTAGCTACTAGCACAGTGTACAGTCCGTCAAAGTTAGCATTGGCTGTACCTGCTCCTGTTTGAGTTAAGACTATCTGATCACCCACCACAAATGAGTTAGTGCCATTCAGCTGTACTTTACCTGCATAGGGTGCAGTCACATACTGAGTCATGGCTGAGGTGAATGTGGTAGTAGTTAGATATTCCTCACCTACCTTAAGGTCATACTTGTAATGGCTATTAGGTGCATCGTACACTGTGGTGTTGGTAGGGAATAGGTCATAGCTTACATAGGCTTGAAGTAGCTTAGTTAAATCTATCTCACCATACCCTGTAGAGTAAACAGGTAGCACCCTGTACTCAGCTATCTGAGTGGCAGTGCCTGACTCATACACCTCAAAGATATACTTAAACCCTGCTAGGTTTTTGTTGGTGCTGTCGTAGATATACTTGACAGGGTTGTATGCTGGAGTGAGTCGCTGAGGTGCAGCCTTTAATGTCATTGCCATACCTATATTATTCTATGCAGGCAAAGTGTTTCTAAAATGCGTAGTAGCTATCATCCGTATAGTACTCCTGTCGGATGTGAGTAGTGGCATACCTGATGGCATCCATGGCATCATCCCACATCTTGACCGGCTCGTCAGTAATCATGTCCCCTACTTTTTTCCACTTGTAATTCTCATATTCTTTCTTGATTGCCTTATCATCTTGGCATAGCACCCCGAATGTCTTGATATTGTCAATCCCTTTCTTTACCACCTTGTTTGCGTTCTGCACGTCATACCCTGCATTGTTGAGCTCAGCAATAATCTCAGGCCTTGCATAGTCTGCTACTATGGTCACAGTCTTCTCTACGTTGAAGCTCTGCATCTTGTCAATCAGCATTGGTGTAGTTAGGTAGCTTTCATATATCACAGGCTCAATGTAGATGTCATTGTCACACCAATAGACTCGCATGAGTGCAGTGGGGTGATTGTATCCAAAGTCTAAGCCATAGACGTAGTTGACAAACCTAGCAGGCCGATGAGGTATAAATGACCAATTGCTGTAGATGTTACTCTTGCTGATTGCTTTCTCACCTAGGGCATAGATTTGATACAGTGCCTCATCCGTTCTCTTTAAGTCCTCTATCTGAGTCCTGATACTCTGAGGTAGGAATGGGTTATCTTTGTACGTTGACTTGATGAGTATGCTTTCCTCCTGTGGTAGATCATACAGCCATGAGGTTGACTCACTTGGGTTGTAGTCAAAGATTAGCTTAGACTCAGTCCTCATGTTCAGCTGAGTGAAGTCATCGAAGTACAGCTCATTGGCTTCGTTACACCATGCTATGTCTCTTTTCCTACCCCTTATCTTCTGCTCATCATCCACACTAAAGAACTCCACTATGCTACCATTAGGGAACGTGTAGATGTGCTCACTCTTGTTGTGGTCCTCCACTGAATAGATATTGAGTTCCTTGAGTATTTCAATGAAGTCTCTTAGCACTGTAGCCCTCAAAGCAGGGAATGTCTTACGGATGATACTTACTACCTTGTTGTTGTTCTGCAGGCAGTAGATGATAACTAACTGACAAAGGCTGTAAGTCTTAGATGAACGGGAGCCTCCCTCATTAATCACAAACCTAATGCCCTGGTCATTGAGTGCCTCGTAGTTTTTCTCAAAGATTACTGTGCTCTTTATCTCCATTAGCTATTTGGTATGCATTCATTAACATAGCCATCTGCCTGCCATCGCTAGCTACTGCTCTTCTATCTATCCTAACCTGTACCCCTTTCATCCTGTAGATGTAATCCTCTACCACTGCACACATGAACTCAATCTGCATCCGGTCTTACAATGGTTACCTTGATGCTGTCTATCTTTTCTCCCTTGGTGGTAGTGTCCACACGTTCGGTTAGGTTGTTTAATCTCTGAGTAATGGATGCATTGTACTGCCCGGTCATACCTCCCTCGATTTGGTCCATTCGAATTGCCTCCTCTATACGCGAGCAGATTGTGGCATATTCAGAATATCTATCTCCCTTGTTACAAAAATAATCATTCACTGTTTGCCCTTTCTCTGCAGCAAAAGTCCTGAAACCCACTTGAGTAAGCGGTCTTTCTAATGGCACTGCTGTAGCCTCTCCTGTCTTTGTGGATAGGGAATAGGAGTACCTTGGGTTTTCTTTACACCAACGTTTGTAGGCCTCGAATAAGTCCCACATTGCTTCAGGTGTTTCTATGTGCTTAGGCCTCATCTGACTCAGGTTCTACCCCTTTGAATTTCTTACTCTTAGGCTCTACCTCTTCAAAGATATGGCCTATACCTTTCTCAATCCAGAACTCAGCCTCATTAGCTGTCTCTTCAGCAATGGTGAAAGATACCTCTCTCCCATTTAGATATACGGTAATGTACTTACCGATAAATTCACTCTTTACTTTCTTTGTCATATTCGTATTCTTGTGTAAATAACCATGCATAGTATAATACAATCCATAGGCCAAAAGCTTTCATTGCCATTGCAGTGTTCTCCCTGACTAGAAAGAATGCACCTGTTAATGCAGTGAATGTAGCAATGATGCTAATTATTTGAGAAAGTCTCATACCTATATTGTAGATTGCGTAAATTTTGTTTAATTTCAGTTATCAGGTAGTGAGCTGAGGTAACCGGTATCCCAAAGTACTTAGCCATCCCTCTTGCTGTGGTGTATCCTTTGTCAATGTATGCCTCAAATACTATCCTGTGCACGTTATCACTTATTTGTGATCTATATATTTCAATCATCCCCTTGTGAGTGCTGTATATCTTATCCTCAAGTATCTTAGCCTGTAGGTCCTGCTCATCATCTGCCTCATCATTGGGCTCATACTCCATGGATGTGACCCTGTCATCCCTATGGCTCAATGATGTGTTCCATAGTATCTGATATTTGATGGTGTTTAGCAGGTAACTCTTCACCTGGTCTTCTGTATCAGCATCCTCATTGATGGTTAACACATGCAGGTAACTGTTATTAATTACCGTATCTGCCTCAATCTTACTCCCTAGCTTAGTTAGAAAGTACAGCGTGTAAGCCCTTACCTCATGGTAATGGTTATTGATGTACTTGTCTAAGAGCTTTTTCATACCATACCATAAAATCTTTGTACCATACCTTTCGCCTAACCGATGCACAGAAGCATTCCCTAGGCTGTGGACCATCGTACTTTTGACGTATCTTGTAGAGCTGCACGCATGAGTGCTTGGAGTACTTTACAGCATCCGCAGTAGCATCTATCTTATCTACTATCTCTATGTCAGTTTGTTCAAACATAATTCTAAAATGTAGGCACCCAAGGCTGCTTGACATGCTAGGATAAAATCTTGATGCCATGCCAATGTAAGCCAAAAGGCCACACACTTACTACAGCTCAACGCATCTAGTAGTTGTATGGCCCATGTGCCAGGTATAAAGGACATGTAAATCCTAGTAATAGTTGCTTGCAGTGGTTCAAAATTGCACCACCACCAAGCTATAGGTATGATAAGTAAGAGTTCCATTTAGACAAATATACTCTAAAAAATGAGTCATATATCTCAGTGGTCACATTTCTGCCCTGCATGAAGCGGTATAGCTTAGCATAGTTCACCCCCATATCCTCAGATAGATGGGTTAGTTTATATCTCTTGGATAGCTTGCCCCGTATCTCTTTACGCATCCATTCGGATAGCTGTTGGTCCTCAGAAAGGTAAATCGTCACTGCTCTCATCGGTAGTATCAAAAGTTTTACGTAATTTATCAACAGCACTATTCTCAGTACTTGAGCTCAAGCTCATAGTCCATGCTTCAATTGAGTTGAAGTACTTAATGGTACCATCCTGTGCCTCCCATCTTCGACCTCTTAGGTTGTATTGCACCTCTACCACCTCACCTGTTTTAAGGTTGTTTGCTAGGTCACATTTGTCCTGGGTTAATTGGAACGTAACGTACTGAGGGTACTCATCTTGAGACTTCAGGGTTACTTCTCTTTTCTTGAATTTGTCAGAAACTGACGTTGTTGGTGTGATGAACACTACCTCTCCTTTGAATTTACTCATGGTTGTTTATGTATTTGATATAGTTTATTGTTGAAATCCACCCCCACACTATTGCAGGGGCTAATAAAATTGATGCTAATATAATCATTGTATTAAAGTTATTACGATTATTGTACCTACTATGTACCCGAAAGACAGTGCAACTGCATTGAGTATTCTTTCATTCCAGTTAGTAGCCTCAATCATGTAGCCTAGGAATGGGAGCCCAAGGAATGGACCAATGGCTGCAAAGAATATCATACCAGGTGCATTGCCCTCGGACACAAATCTAATGTAAAATGTAGAGCATATCTCTATGACTAGAGCTGATAAGAAAATTATAGGGTATCTCATTTGTCTAGGTTTACTTCGTTATCATTTAGGCTACTGATTAGGAAGTCCTGTATCTTCTCCACTATCTCATATTGCTGTTCAGGTAGGTCTCCATACTTCAACATACTACGGAGCTCTGATTTGAGCTCCCATAGTACATTTAGCATATCCTGTCCTTTGATGGCACAGTAGTGTTCTGCCTGATCATCAGGTAGATTGAATTCAAGTGTTGCTTTCATAGGTTTCTTTATAGTATTGTTCTCCATCATCTTTTATTTTATCACAATTTGGGTCATAATAATAAGCCTCTATAACTTGCTCTTTCTCCATCTCTTTGGCTTGTTCAAATATCTCATTAAATTCTTTCAATCCCATTAGGGAGTTATGGCCTACCTGGGCTTCAAACCATTCTACTGCTGTCTGTTTCATTGTTCTTGTTGTTTATCAATGTGTATTAAAAAACTTATCTTCCTTTTCAATGTAGGATACTTACTCAATAACCACAAGGTTAACTCATCTTGTTCTGAGTCATCTATATGAAACTCAGCATATGTATGCAGCTTGTGCCCTTGTAACACTTCATTTTGCTGTAAATGCTGTGGAATCTCAGACAGCATAATTACTGATTTAGTTATTGCTTTCATAGGTTTGTTTATAGTATTGTTCTGCTGTTCTATTGTCGGTATACGTTAATACTCCATCAATTTTTGCTCTAATGTTCCAAGCCTCAATTATCTGCTCTTTCTCCATCTCTTTGGCTTGTTTAATCCATTCAGTTGTTGGTATTGACATCCAATTGGGCTGTCTCATTTTTTCAACTAACCACTCTACTGCTGTCTGTTTCATAGTTCTTTCTTTATTTTCTCAATATATAGCGTTGCATCCATTAGCTCCTCCTGTAGATGGTTAAGCCATCCATGCAGATCTACATCTTTCCTATCCAGGTTAGTACCATATTTAGCCTGCCCCCTCTTACTCCTCTCATAGTACTTAGACATCACTGCCAATAGGATGCTATCCTCTTGTTTAATTGTGTCTTGTTCGTGTGTTATGTTCATTTATTCTTTAATTGTGTTAATACTTCGTTGTAAAATTCAGTAGCCAAGATAAGCCTCTCAGCCATCTGAATCTCAAGTTCGTTATCTCTTTCAAATCGAATCGATGTGATACGCTTAGATGGCTCAATATGCTCTACATAATGAATGGATGCATTCTCATACTCACCTAATAGCTTAGGTGAAGTGGAAACCATCACATATGATAGTTCGAAATAAGGTCTATCATATAACCACATATAAGCACGTCCTTGCCATTCATAATCTGATATGTCTTTTAGCTCATAGCTAGTCGCAGGAAATGTG